GATAGTCCTCCTACTATCCAGCACAATACCTCGAGATACCAATACATCTCCCACCAATCAGCATATTGGTGAGCATAGGAATCCAGCCACAAGTGAAGCCCATAAGCCGGATGGATTGACAGACATACCATCTCGTGAAGTTGTTCTTTGACGCCGAACAGCGTACCAATATCCGGACCAATGCCGCCGATAGCACCGGCGATCGTCGCACCGCACCGCAAAAGGGGTCTTGACCACCGAAACGGCAGAGCGCACAATCCCGCACCCAACAAGCCATGTGCCATGAAGGTCATACGTCACTCCGCCACAATTTTGAATTCAAACTCATACACGTATGGTCCGTTGTTTGTGGTCCCCGAAAGGCCGGCAAGGATATAGTACCTGTACCCCGTTGTGTTTGCACTTGGGGTCGTGATGGTTTGCGTCGCTTCCCCGCCGAGCGTGAAGGAGCCGCCCACGTCGTCCCACCCGCCGCCGTTGTGCGCTTGAACAATCCACGTGCCGTGTTCCGCCGTGTTCTGCTGGTAGAATTTGATTTCGGTAATAATTTGCGGAGCGCCGAAGTCAAACGTAATCAGTAGCCCGCTCGTGTTCTGCGCCGTGAACCATGTTGTAGCGTCCGAGCGGTTGCCGTCAATGAGTGAGGCAATCCCGCCGCCGAACACGCTATTGTGCGATTCGTCAATGGCCGCTTGCCGGTCACCCATACCCATAGGGTTGTCGTAGGATGGGACCGCCGCCGCAGCAACCGGCGCGGAGTAGTGCGGGAATTGCATTTGGCCGTAAGCCGCACACGCGCATAAGGTCAGTATGAGAATCCGGACCTTCATCTGTGTCCCCAGATTACTGCCATCCACCTGCGGGGCTTCGTTGTGCAATCACCCCAATTCACCCAGACGTCGTTTCCCTTTGGGATTGTAGTTCCCTCCCCCACGGCAGAGGTCACGTGGCTTGTCGTGATGGCGGAGAAGTCCCCGAGACTTGTCCCCGTTGCCGTGATGCTCGTGCCATAGGAAATGGTAGGGTCAAAGTTCGGCGCCGTGGAATACGAGGCGATGAACCGGACGCTGTCCACAACGACGTCGAACGGTTGCACACCCATCGGGAACTTCTCCGAGGTCAGGGTGTTCGCGGAGTCCGCACCCGCGCCAAAGTACGCTATACTTGACGCCGTTGAGTTGGTTTTCATAAACCCGTACACTCGCGACGAATCGCGCACGAACTCAAATACCCCGACCGTATCGGTGAGTGGGGGGGGAGTTGTAAGCCCCAACCAAATGATCTCCTGCGGCCAGGTAACGGCGTACCGTGACGGATTCCTGAGCACGAGATGTGTGTTTACCCTCTGCACGTTCTTCATCACCACCCGCGTGTTGCCAACCATCGTTTTTGACGTACTGAGAATGTTCCAATTCACTACCGTCGAATCCGTCACCGACGAGGATGCGCCGATATTGCTCGAGAGCGATCCGTTCCTCCAGAAGTACACCCGGTCCCCGATGGCCGTCGTGATCGAACGATTGACCGTCAAATGCCCGGCCGTATAGTCCACCGAATCCACTCTGACCAGGTCATCGCCGATCATGAGACTGTCACCCAGAACCGTGATCCCTGTCCCCCAGGGTGAACCGATTCCGCAGTCATCACGAAAAAGGCTTGCGTCAAGCATGACATCAACCTTCGTTCCGGTATTGTTTGAGTCCACCCGGCAGAGAGCTACCGCCGCGCCGACCGCGGGACTTCCCGTGGCGGGGGTGAAATCATTCGACGCGCTGTACGACGTTTGGTAGATGTCCGCGCTCAAGAATAATGGGTTGCCCTCCTTGCTTGAATCCTCTGCACCGGCGAGGATCGTTGCCGTGGTGTATGCCCGCCACGCCGTAAGGCCCTGGTAAATCGTGTTGACCTCCCCGCCGGAATAGTCCGTGTACCCGACGAATCGCGTACCGGAGGCCATCGAATCTGATTTCTCGTAGTAGAGATTTCCATTCAACGCTACCGTGCAGGGCGTCCCCGTGCCGAATGATGAGGATGTGTTCAGATCCGGGTTCGCTCTGATTGCTCCACCCGTGATGGCTGCGTTTGTCCCGCCCGAGTTTCTGATCCCGACCATGATGTTGTTCACAACCCAGATCCACACTTGCCTTGAATCTGCATAGGAAGATGTTGCGTCAATATTGTACGCGACGGTGAGTGTCGCCGCCGTGTTCCAGCGCCTCCGGTTATTGACTAATGTGTTGTGGTAAATCGCCGCGTCACCGGAGACATCAATCCCGTCGCCATTACTGTACAGCGTGTTGAACCGGTAGACCATCCACCATTCCCTCTTCCCTGGCGTTCCTTGGCAGAACGCCGCGCCGGTCGAAGCGTGGGCATCTGTCGAATCCGGGACAATCGTTTTATCGCCATCATCGTCATTGAGTGTACCAAACACCGTATTGCCCTCAACAAAGCACCGCCACCCCCCTTTCGGATCGAAGGCATTTTCTCCAGCGTTTTTCATAACCGTATTTCTCACCACAATCTGCACAGAGGAATCGGCAGCATCACCGTTTAGCTGGATGTTATCCTCATCCCACGAGGTGTCGAGATAGCATTGTTCAATCAGAATCCCCGAATACCCCGCCCCCGCGTTTTCTCCCGTAAGTACCACATTACTTGAACCCGTGCTTTGTATGGTGTCCCGGTAGAGCGTTGCATTGTTTGAGGATGACCCACCCCAATCAATGACAACCCCCATAGAAGTCCCACGGATAAAACTGTTCATAACGGTGACGTAATCCCCGAAGATGCCTATAGCCCGATTGTCGATATGGTCAACCCAATAATCCATATACGGTTGAGCCGCGCCGGTCGTAAACCGGCACCGATCCACAATGATCGAATCCCCGACGAGATGCACCCAGTATTCCTTCGATGCGCTGTACGATGAGTCCTCATAGTCGTTGCTCGTAAAGGTCAATCGTTGAAGCCGGACATTTGCACCCGTGATGTACCCGATGATCTGCGCGTCAAGGGAATAGTCCGACCCGCCGTTATTCCCTGCGATTGTCGGATATGAGGTATCTGTGGCCGCCATGTAGACGAGCTGCGCCGAGCCTGTGCCTGAGTTGGCTTGGTAGAGATCAAGGGCATACGTCCCCGAATAGATTTTGATTGTGTCGATCCCCCCGGTGCCGAGTGAGTCGTTTGCCGTGAGAAGATCCCACGCCTTCGCTTTTGACGTTCCACTGGAATCACCAGAGCCGGTTGTTGTGACATACCGCACACCGCCCGAATAGGCAAGGGGGGCAATCAGTAGTAGTAATATGACGGCAAGCCGTCTCACGGTTTTACACCTGCCTCCATGTGCCGCCGAGTTTTCTATATTCTATCTGTCCACCTTCCGCCGCCGACCTGGTATCCCACGACGTCTGCCCGTTCGATCCCATACTGTCCGGGGGCTTTCCGGGATATGTCATGTAAAGTGCCGGGAGCGCCGCTACCTGTGCCGAGAGAGTTGAAATCTGCGCCGAAAGGGATGCAATGGCCGCCGTGCTCGTATCTGTTGTCGTGGTGACGGTCGACGAAATCTTTCCGCCCGAAAGCGTGAAAGACGCCTTTTCCAGTTCGTGAATCATGTAGAGAAGGTCCAGGAGAGAGAGCTTTTCCGTAGTCTCATAGACGTTCCTTTCCTCGCGCGTTTGCGTGAAGTTGAAATTATCAACCCTATCTGGAAAGGCTACTCGTGCCATTAGTCCGCGTCATCAAATTCAACATCAAGAACCACGAGGATCGGAGCCGCCTCTGCTATCCCGGACAGCGATACGTCCATGTGCGTTGCTGTCCCAACAACAGTTACAATGATCTGGTCATTTCCATCATCCAGATATACCGTCAAGCGTTGATACTGGCTGAACGGTTTGGCCGCGTATGCCGCTTCCCCATGCACAACATTCCCGCCAGCCTCAACAGCCGTCACTTTCATCAAACTCCCAGCATGCGGCATGATGATCCCGATATTGTTGGCGAGAGTCGCCCCGTGAAATGATGCGTACCCGTCCAGGTTCACAGTGTTGATGGCACAGGTAAAACACACCTTAGTCCGATTATTGTCGTGTGTAATCTTTGTCGCGTCGACCGAATCGGCTGCCAGCTTTGCGAGTGTCACGTTCGCATCGAGGATCTTCGCGGTGATCACCACATCGGCGGCCAGCTTTGCGGCGGCATCGATACAGGCGTCGGCCAGCTTTGCGGCCGTCACCGCATCATCGGCGATCTTCGCCGTGGCGATTCCCCCGTCCTTGAGGTTGAGCTTCAAGGGGGTTCCGGTGAGCTGGATAGCTACGCCATCGGCCACGGTAGTTTTCAAGTTCGGCCCGTCGATCACATCAGCGGCGTGAGCCCCCGCTGCAGTGTGACCTATACCCACCGCCGTATCGAGAATCAGCCAGTTCCCGTTGAGCCCGGTGTTTGCCGACACCACCGTTTTTGATCCGGCACCGGGATTATCACCCTCATCCCATGCACCGAGCTTGAGAATCGATGTTTCTACTCTGCTCATAGTTGTGTCCCGTATGTGTAACCGTATTGGAAACCGTAGCCCGATTGTGGTATCGGCCACGCGACATTTTCCTTACCTGAAAAGCCGAACTGCACGCCCTTGTGCCCCGCACCGGCACCGAAGCGCGCAATCGAGATCCCGCCTTCATAGATCACGTTGTACGAGTTCCCGGGCTTGTCCACCCGGGGGATGAGGATAATCTTGTCCGTCCCCGAGAGGTTGAGGGCCGGGTACATATCGATCAGCGTGTCCGCCGCAATCCAGGCAGAGTAATCCAGCACGGCCGAATACTGCCATCCATAGAACAGGGAGGATTTCCTGGATCTCCAAAGGTTGTGGATCAACTGATCCGGCGTGAATGTCTCTGTCAATCCCTGGCAGTATGGGAGATCGATCACGTAGCCATCCACCACAAATACGGCCGCGGCCGAGGGTGTTCCACCGATCCACTCCGCTACAGTAATCAAGTCCGAGGTGTCATTGACCGCCGTGATGCGGGCGTATACCTCGAGATCCGGAAGGCCGGTGCGCGTCACGCTCGAGCGGATTCTCATACCGGCCCGGACCGCCTTGAGTGACGGAGATCCGGTTTCACTTGCACTTGTAGCCGTGTAGGCGGTTGTTCCCGTAGACGTGTAGTGCGCCGTTTGCTTGATCACGAGTATCCGGGGCTTCCCTGACCCGCTCAGGCGGGTGGATGTTGGTAGTATGCTCATATTGTCATCAGTGAGAGTCGGGACGTTTTGCTCAACAGTTCACTTTCAGCCTTGCGGAGAATCATGCGGTTGTCCGTCGTGAAGTCGTTCGGGAAGAGATTCTTTGCGCTGACGAAAGAATCCCCGATGTCAAAGGCCGTCCCGTTGACCTTTGCGCCTATGATCCTGCGAGTCCTGAAAACATCGACCCACCTTGTACGTGTCGCTGACTCATCGATGTTGAAGTTCGCGAGAAAGTGCTTATAGACCGACCCACCATCATATTCAAGGACCTGCAGCGGATTCCCCGGTTCGGTGAAAAGGAGCTGAGGTGTAATGTCGAGAATTATCCCCGTTGGCTTGTTCACACCCTTAGGGATATCAATAACAGGATCGCCCCATATATTTGTTTTTTCATCAAAAGAGTACCATGCGTTCTCACCCCATACCGTGTTGACGATGTACGGCATTACCGGAGAAACCGCCAGGAGTGCGATACCCGTGGTATCATACGTCGAAATTGTCGTGTTGTCATTCCAATATTTTACCTGACGGAATGTACCCGTCCTGTCGTTTGCGTCCTTCCGATAGAGCCTCCTGCCCGTACAACCTACTGGACCAAGAGGGATGTCGAGCCATACCTTATGCGGCGCCCCGGCCGATGGTAAGGTGAATTCTACTCGTTCCGTTCGCAGGCACTCCGATCCGCCAATAACAAAAGTAATAATCCACGCATGCACACCCGCTGCGAGTCCATTTCTCCCCCCAAACGATTCCCCGGCTGGCTCGTACCGAGCAATAGCGGGCGGAGATGTGGGGAGGGACCCGAAGCTGTAGATATAATCACACGTTTTCGAGTCCAACAGCCTTACCGTGACTTCTTCATCATCCATCAGAATAACGTCGAGGTCAGTGAGGGTGTTACTCAACACAGTCCCACGTTGGACCATCCGGAATTCATACGTCTCGGGGTCAATGTAAAATTCCGCGTTGAAGAAAAGCGCCAGAGCATTCAGATATTCAAACCACGTTGTCCCCGGTTTCAAGTCCTGGAACCTCCCCTGGTTGCCATAATCTGTGCTGTTCCTGTATCCACGGACCAACACAGAAGCATAATCTCCGAGATTGATGGCACTGAATGTCGTACCACCATCTCTGATGGGAGTATATACTGCCTGGTAGTTCAAGAGGTTTGACAGTGTGACGGTCGTATCAAACCACCCACCTAGACCAACCACGGGAGGCTGGTAGAGTTCTGTCAGTTTTGCCAGTTCCCAGAACCGTTTCATGGTCGAGAAGGCATCGAAGTCCACCCATTTATCCCGGAGTCTGAATGTGACGCTTTCAGAATCGACATGGCCCCAGAACCTCCGCCGGTTGGTGTCATCGTACACACAAACCTCCAAGAGGTCTGTTCTCGCAAGGCTCCGGAAATATGTCGTGAACGTATCTGAGAGATTTGACAAAGTGAAATGCAGATCGGCATACATTCTCTGGAAAGCTGTCCGCTCCAGTTCTGACGTCACCGTTTGCTGTGCGCTGTTGTCCAGAAATGGTAAACATTCCAAAATTGCCCCAGAGGAGGGCCGGACTTTTTGAAGTGTTACCTTCATTTCAATTCCCCGGCACCTTTTTTAGCGCGCCACGCCTCATAATCAGGCATCTCCCGGCGGAAAAGAATCTGCCCGCTGGCGAGATCAACGGTTCCAGAGATGGGAGCAAGGGCCAGCTTTTCAATCGCCGATACTATCTGTTCCATGCCGGACCCCGTCGACTCCCCGCCAGTTTGTCGTAACCCAATCAGCCCCGGCAGCCATCTGATCCCGAGAACATCGAAGATCCCACCTACAACCGCCCTGGACGCCCTCATCGCCAGCACCTCCATAATCCCGGCCATCACGCTTTGGAAGAATTTCTCAACCAATGAATTTGCCTCACCAAACATCTGTTCCCAGGCGTCAGTCACACCAATCATAATACTGTCAGCCAGAGAGTTCACGCCTGCCTGTGCGCCATTGATTACGGCATCCCACCCCGTTCCGATTTCCATTTGCTGTTCCGTGATACGCGCAAACTCGTATTCGTCAATCTCCCAGATCTTCCGGGGGAGAGCGGCGCCCGTGACCCCTTCTCCTCGTCCGGCCATGTGCTGCACATCCCCAACAGCGACCGCCAGTTCCTTGACCGCCTGCGTGGTCTTCTTAATGTCTTCCGCTTTGTCGTACCAGCCCATGCCAACACCGGTGCCAAGGCTTGTTGAATCCGTCCGGATACCACCCGTCATAGCGTCCCAGTTTTCCTTTATATTCTTTGCCGCCTCAGCGGAAGACTTCTGGAGTTCAACGAATGTATCTCTCGCCCAGGTCGTGCCTCCCAGCCCGAGCTTTTCGGCAATTGCCTCAAAAACAGAGATCACAAACATCACGCCCCGGCCAGCATCCAATCCGGCTTTGTAGATAGCCTGGGCCGCCATCACGACGCCGAGAGCCCCCCGAACCAATTTCTCGCCGCCCCAATCCTTGATGTTTTCCCACACAGCGGCCAACTTTTGTATCCGCTCTTGGAGCGTGAGAACATCCATGTTCTGCCGAGCAAGTGCCACATTCCCTGCAATCATCACCGCATTGACAAGGGCCTGTTGCTCCTCCACCTTCGTGAGCTGGCCAGCGGTTTTGCCGAGAGACTCTGCATAGGCGTCCTGTGCTGCCTTCGCGTCAGCGTTGATCCCAAGAGCCTTCAAACCCCTCTCCCGGCCGGCGCCGATCGCCTCCAGGAGCTTCTCCCAGGACTCCGTGACCGTAATGTTCATCTCACGCGCCTTCGCCCTGGCGATTTCCATCAGCTTCGGGAGATCCTTGTAGGCAATACCCATCTGCATCGCATAGTTTGCAGCTTTGTAGAGATCCCCGTCATCGACCAGGCCCGCAGCTGCGGCGTTGATGCGCTCAAAGACGGCAGCCACATCACCACCTGCATCAACCACCATCCGGCGGAAGTTACTCGCGGCTTGTTCCTGGTCCATCCAACCCTTCGCCCAATCGATCCCGGTCGATACGAGCTGAGACACGGCCAGCCATCCAGCCGTGATCGACGCCCAATACTTCTGAAACGTTACCGCTAGATCCTTCGCGGAGTTCTTGATGTGAGCAGCCGTAGAGTTCCACTTCGCTGTCAGTTTGTCTTTCAGCGTGAGGATAAACTCAATTTCCTTGTTCGATGGCATTGGCTTTGATTTCCGCCTTCACGTCTCTGACTATCCGGAGCAGGTCCAAGAGCACGGCGGGGAGGGTGAGATATTCCAAGTACGATATTGTGAAAAGCCCCGCCTCCAAATCCACAATAAACTGTAACGGCACTCTGTACTGTCTAGCGACCGCAAGGGCTTCGTCATCAGCACACTGACACAGATCAGGGTGCAGGAGCTGTTGCAGCGCTAGGACAATTCTTTTTTTTCCTCTGCCTCGATCATATTGTCGCCCGTGATCTCCTTGGCGAGTTCCTTGATCCATTCCATTTTGAGCGCACGGAGAGATACGTCACTGGCAACATTCCGGTTCCCGATTCCCGGCACCGCCTGAGAAACGCGGTCGAAGGCGACATCTTTCTTGGATGAGTCCTTGAAGTTCCGCCATCCACGAAGGCCGAACCGTACCACCTCTACGGAACGTCCGCTCATGTTCATCGAGACGTTGGCCGGAGCATCCTTCGGAGCCGATGCATTCACGGCGTAACTGGTCCCCTTGTCCTCGATGTGAGCCCGGAGCGGCGCGTCAAGAATCCCGATCTGAAATACCGTTTTGTCATCCCCTTCATCACACTTGAGTGAATACTCCCGCACGGCGTTGACATCTACTGCGATGAGTGCCATGTTATCCTGCCGAATAGTGCCTGAGAATGATTGCGGCAATGTCCGAGGGTAGCCCGGACGCGCCGAAGTTGTAGACCCTGAACCCCTTCACGTCGATCTGGCCGTACCCCGTTGAGAGCTTGCCGAGTTCCAGACTCAGAGCGTTTGTCATATCCCCGACCGCGGCGAGTGATACCGCCGATCCGTCCGTTGCTCCGTCGATGTAGAGCTGTCCATTCCCGGCACGGTTCGCAACAAGGGCGACGTGGTGCCAGGTGTTTTGCAGGACGTTCGTTCCTCCCGTGACTTCCGGGTGATCTGTACCGTCTGCGAGCTCCGCCTCGATCTTATTGCCCGTTGTCCGGACGAGAGAGAATCCCGCCCCCGATCCGCTTGCAGCCTTCTTTGCCAGGATCTCCTGCAAGCTCCCGTCAGCACCCACAACCCGGAGCCAGAGTTCGATCATGAAGTCATCCGTGGCAGCGAGGTTACAGACGTCTCCGAACGATACCACGCCATCCGTCCCGTCCAGCCGGAGCATATCCGCCTGTCCCCAGGTCGCAGCAATATCACCAACCGGGGAAATCGTGCCGTGTCGCTGGAAGCCCGACATGTCCAGAACGTAGGCCGTCCCGGTATTGAAATCGAACTTCGGATCGATGAACAGATGGAGGCTTTCACTCCTGATCTCTGCCGCGTATTCTGCCATCATGTACGGCGGGAGATCATAGGCGAGCGTTGTGTCAACCAGACCCGTGAGTTTCAAGGGGAGAAGTCTCTCACCGACGACGTAATTGAGCGCAACCGAGGAATTGATTTTCGCATTCGGGAACACGAAATACTGGAACTTCCCTCCGTTTGTCACCCCACCGTATCTCGCGGCATAGATCTTCGACACCGCACCCCTGATGAGATTCCACTCGTCATAGGACGTCTGCATGAGCTGTGTTTCAGCCGTGGCAACCTGGCCCTTTGAGAGCGACTGTACGACCGCTCCGGTTTCATCCTGGAGATCTTCCATTTGATGATCGTCAGAGATGGCCGTCGATTTCAGATACCCGACATTCGAGAAATCGGAGGCCGGAGTAGGCTCCACCTCCCGGACTTCCATCTTGCCGAGGCCACGAGCATAGATCTTTACACGACTTTTCCCGAGTGACATATTGCCTCCTTAAACTGCCGCCGTGTAGACCGTTCCGTTCGTCGATGTGACCTGTCCGAGTGCGGTTGTGGCCGTATCGACCAGGACGTAGTACAACCCGGCTGCAACGCTGAGTCCCGCAGGAACCACCGTCACCGCGCCCTTCGGCATGAGTGCCGTGAAGATGCACTCGATTGTGCGCTCCGTACCGGCCTGATATGCCAGAGCCAGGGCCGACGTGATTTTCGCCAGGGGAATGTAGATCTCCTGCCACGTCACGGTCGGGTTATCTTCCTTGATGAGCAGATAGACGTGGTAGAATTTGTCCGCCGCGCCTGTCATCAGTCCGATTTCATCAGCCGAGGACTGTTTTAGGACGGCTTTCAGCGTCACCTTGCGCTGTCCTTCGTTCGTCTGGACCATGTCACCGGCAGCGTCGACGTGTTCGACCGTCCCCGGATCATCAGAAAACTCAACGCTCGTGATGTATCCGAGATCCGTCATTGTCGCCTGCGACCCTGCAGAAGCCACCTCATACGCTTTAAGGGTGATACCACGCCCCCGAGCGCTGATTTTTACACGACTTTTCCCGAGTGCCATATTGCCTCCCTATGAAGTTTCGCCCCAAAGCGCTGTGAGATACCGAACATTGAATTTCAGTGTTGCACCGACAACAATCTTCTCGTCTTGATCCGCTTCCATCGAATCCCCGACGGGCGTGATGTCATACGTCGCGGCCACGTTGTCCCTGAGAGCCTTCCGGCAGTCCATGATGAGAGAACGGATCGCGGTGGCTGTTGAGGCTACCAGGTCCAACTCTACCGTCATGTCATGCGTCTCAACCGCCGCATCTGTGTCCGTGTCAGTAGCACCCAGGCTTATATCCTCCGTCGTGTCATCAATGTCCCGTATGTTCACGGCCGGGAGGTCCAATTGCTGGAGAGGCCGGGGGACCCAGATCGTCACATGGGAAGCCAAAGCCGTGTGGTAGCCGTTTGCCACCGCGATTGTTTTGAACGCGGTCTCAATCGCCTTGACAATCGTTTCTCTCAGTATCGCCATCAGAGTTTCCTGCTCCGCTCCCACTCGATTTCATGCACAAGGTTAGCCTTGAGCTTCGGTCCAGCTAAAGCCTGGAGTTTATCCCATATCCCTTTGAGCATCTGAGGAACGGCCGGGCCCGTGCGCTCCAGTATCGGTAGAGATGTGCCAGCCTTCCGCAAGAATACGCCTTTATGTCCCGACGGCATAGTGGCGATGAAGGCATGCGCAATCGTCGTGCGTTTCTCTTTCCGGTACATACTCACACGAGCGCCCGGCCACGTTCTTTTCTGCGTTGCACCAAAATAGACGAGGGAAATCCTCCGACCGACGGAACGAAACACAGCCTTGAGGCTCTGGCTTGTTGCTTTTCTCGTCGGGCCCATCTTCGCCTTCACATCGGCACCTTTGATCCTGTATTTCTCAGTCACCGCCTTGACCGCCTGCGTCCGTACATGGAGCATGGTTTTGTTGAGTGCCCTGGCAGAAGCCTTCGGGAATTGGAAGCCCAGATTCGTCAGCCTGCCAAGATTTTCTACAGAGAGGTGCATCACTTCGCTCCCAGAAGAAACCCACCCACAACCCCCACACATGTTCCAGCCACAACCCACTCCCAAGCAAACCGGCTTTCCGTGACCGTAATCGTTTTCGTGATCTCAATGATGTGAGATGGAACCACCAGAAAGTCGATCGATACTGACGTGGTAAACGTCTCGTATATCGGTGAATAGAGAACCTCAACACGTCCCATGATGAAAGCGCTGTCCTCGTGGCTCTCAAAAGCCTGCTCCGTGATCCTGTCATTCAACGTCTCAGCAAGAAGTGAATCCTTGTTGAGAATCACCGCCAGGAGTGAATCCACACGCTTACGCATCGTTGTGTCTTTGCGCGCAGGCGCAGGATTCGGCGTCACAATAAGGGGCGGAAGCGTCGCGGGGAGATACACGGGAATTGTATCCCGCATCACCGGTGCCTTCGCCAGTTTCGTTTCCCACCGGCTGTCCTGGAGAAACCACACCCCGGCGCCAGTGAGAAGGGCCGCAACGAGAGCCAGTATGAGAGCGGCCCTGATTGTCACTTCACCGATACTCCGGACTTCGTGACCCCGGCCCTCAGAGCAACCCCGAACAGAGCAAGGAATATCGCATCGATGGCAGCAACAATGTCGCTGTTGATGTCAAGCCATCCGAGCGATACCGCAACCTGGAACAACGCCGCACAGATAGCAACGATGTACGTCTTTTTCCCGTTGAGCCATTCAAGAATCGTCTGCATACGACCTCCTATTTTCGTGTGATTTTGTCAAGCTGTGATTGGATTGCCTGTAATTTCTCCAGGATCATTTTATATCTTTCATCACGTAGGGCATCTGACACCGCCTGCTCCTGGAACTGCCGCGTCAACAGGGCGATGTTGGCACGATTCTCTATACGCCCCCCTTCAAGCTCCGCAACCTTTGCATCCATCCGAGAGATGAATACAACCCATGCACCCAAAATCATCAATAGCGAGAGAACCATCGGCAACACAGTTTTTAATATGCCCTCGAGTTTGGTCCCCTTCTCTTTGACGAGCGTCTTTACATCACCCTCGATCAGGTCCAACCTTCCATCCACACCATCAAACTGTTTTACCTGGTTTTCAATATGGTCGCACAACTGTTGGCGGATCGTGGCTAGGGTTTCACTGTTGCCCTGCAAAGAGTGGGGTTTCCCAGCCATCAGTTCACCTTTGAGGGATTGATGAGTTTATATTCAGTTTCACCATCGGCATTTTTCAAAGCAACGAGAGCTTCACGCCGGCCATTAACGCGGTAACTGACGTGTATCCACTCACCATACTCCGCTATGAGCTGATCGAATGGGATGTCGCTTGTCAGAATCCTCCAGAACACATCCGGGACGCTCACACCCTCAACCTCGAAATCAGCAGCTTCGCCTTGCATGTGCTGGCTTGTCGCGCTTCCACCGATCAGCGTGTTGAGTTCAGGACAACGATAGCCGGAGGAAATATGGAGCGGCTTGTCGAACAACGCCCGGACCGGCTCCAGCACTCTCACACACAACGCAACCGCGTGCACGAGATGTTCAGCTTCCGGTGTATTCTTGATCCCCCGGCGCGTTGCTGCATCAGAACGGAAGAATTCGGTATACGAGATGTGATCCGAGAGCATCATGGGTTCAGGCTCAAATGAAGAACCGTTTCTTCCGTGTTGATCGGCTCGATGTCCATGATGTAGTACGTCACCCCAGAGATCGCCAGGGTATCACCTCTGGCCGCCGTTGAAACATTCGCCGTGATACACCGGGCAGTCGGCGCAGCGTTCCTCACCTCGACATCTCCAATCACATTCACCGCGCCCGCCCGGTAGAACAGGACCACGATTGACGTGACCGTTGAGTTATGAGTCAACGTCCCGGCCACACCGTAGACATCCGTGCTGTAGAAAACGGAGATGTCGGGGTCAATAGCCACCCTACTTCTCGGCCTTCGGAGCCTTCGCAGCCTCTTTCTTCACATGGGGAACGTGTTTCTCAGAGGTGGCAGAGGCAATTTTCCCTTTCTTCAAGCCGATGCACAGGTTCGCCTCGTTCTGCGGAAGTTTCACGACAGAGCCGACACCACAATCCACACCCTTGATCCAGCAATGTCTCAGGATCTCCACGAATACATCTTTCTGTGCCATCTGTTTGCTCCCAGGTAGGTTTGAATGGACCGCCGGGGCAACTATTGCCCCGGCGTTGTTGACTGTCAACATCTTACGTGATGGACGAGGCCATCGAGAAGGCCGCTGCGTGACGCACGCCGACGTCGACCGACTGATAGGCCGTGATCCGAATCATGCCCTCTTTGTCGAGGATGTACGGGTTCACGAGCATATCCAGGACACCCCACTCGCCTTCAATGACCTGTGAGAAGTCACCGAAGAACATGTACCCGGAGTTCACCTGGTTGGTATGCAGCACGCGATAGCCGAGCATGGTGAAGTTGTCGGCCATCAACATAGCCGACTGACCCGACACTTTGGGCCGCGACAACAGAACTGCCACTACGTCGGGGTTTGCCATCCACGCCATTGTTGACACATCGGCGTTGCCCGTTGCAACATCCTTCCACGCATCAACGACATCTTCCCACGTCAGGCCAGCGCCATTGAAGGCACCGATCGAACTCGTGATGGCGATACCCGTTGGTTCCGCTGTCCCGGCGCCGTGGAGGATCGCATGGTCACGGGCTAGTGCAAGCGTGACGGCGAGATCCGATTGCACGAGCGCATCCACCCCGGGAGTCGCTTGCTGGAGCAGTTTTCGGGAAATCTCGGTGTACGCGCCCACTTCGTTCGGGACCAGGGACACCTGGTCGAACGTCTGGGTGGACTCCGAGTTGATGCCCGTTGCTTCCGTGCACCACACCGCAGTCGCTCCCGTGAGCTGGCGGGGAATCAGAACGTTCCCAACAAGCCCGGAGAGTTGCTTCACACCGGCTTCCCGGCAGCGCATCTTGTTCCGCAGGAGTTCGATGAACGAACTCGCATAGAGGTTGTCGCCCACGAGATAGTCAGCCGACGCACTCGATGTCGTCACCAGATCCCGGCGCTGTTTCGGGAAAAACTGCCGGTAATCCGGATGATCCATCCCCCTTGACTGAATGTCATAGGGAATGAAAAAACCTTTCGGCTGCGTCCCGAGCTGTTCCGCGACGGTGCGGCACGCTTTGCGTTCAAACTCCGCCCGGACGTTGGAACCCGGAATCTGCGAGAGGATCAAATCCTTGAAGGAGAACAACTCCTTCTCCTTCTTCGACATCCCGATCTCCGTGTCCGGTGTTTCGATGGGCTTGCCGTCTGCGATCTGATCAGCGACCATACCCTTCATCCGTTCCACGCTCCAGCCTTCCCGCCCCGCCTTCTCTGCCAGCTCATCGACCTTTGCAACGCGACCGACAAACCTTTTTGCGTATGCCCGAATCTCAGCAGTACGTTCGCGGTCCGCCTTTACAGCGTCCGCACTCAACTTCGCCAGTTCTTCCGGCGAAGGGGTTTTGTCCTGATCCATCTTCGCACCTCTTGTGTTGATTGTGATAGTGTCCTCACCCGTCACCGGATTAGGCGTGACTTCCTTTGACCTTCCTACTCCCACACTCATGTCGGCCGGGATTGACACCAGGGAAGCCTCCAGAGGCTCCCAATCTGTGACCCGGTAGACTTCCGCTTCACCCTTTTTCGATTCCAGCACCAGATCATGTACCATATACCCGACGGAAACCTTCGAGCGGATACCATCCATGACGTCCTGCCAGATCTCCTTGCCCTTTTCGGAACGGGAGAACCGCACAACTGCCCTCCCTTTTCGATCCGCATCGATCCGCGCAGATTCAATCACGCCGATCTGATTATCCGGATCATGCTGGAGGAGCAATGGCGCACCGTCCGTCATGCGGCCCATACGGACCGATGAAGGAGAATGGTCCAAGATTTCACTCCCGAAATACCGATCCACCGGAGCCTCTGAGGAGAAAGACAAACTCACCGTCTTCTTCTCCGGATCCAGGGATTCCCGGTCGAACTGTACCGTCCGGTGGAATATCTCTTTCAGGACTTTGTCTCTCATGGCTTCCATCGTCGTGTCCTTATGGCTTATAGACCCACTTAGCTGTGAATGTCGGAGTCGTGACGCCGCAGCCCGTCGCCTGGCCCGTCACAATCACCCGGACACCGTACGCAAGATTGTCGAAAAGATCTGAGTCGCCATCCTTCAAGCTAAACTCCTTCGTCGCTCCAGCGGCCACTGTGGTGATAAGTGAATCTGTCAAGACGGTTGTCCATGTAAGGTTGCTGGCGAAGTATTGCACAACCACATCCAACTCTGCAGAGTCCGCAGTTGTTATCACGAGGGACAGCGACCGCGCGCCTGCGACGTTCTGCGATGCACTTGTGTCCGCCCCAGCGGCAGCGTACGTCAGATTGGAGAACTTGACGCCGATCTTTTCGACGTTGACCTGTGCGAAAGCCGGGACTGCAATGAGCAGCACGGCCACGCAAATGACGAAAACGAGACTGTGTTTCATACCCACCTCCTGTTTTTTAGTGACCGTTGCCATTGTGATTTCCCAACAGTTCTTCGATGAACTTCTTCTCGTTAGGGGAAACAGTGTCATCTTCGTCCGGCTCGGGCTTGTCCTGAGCGGGCGGAGCTGGATTCGTGTTCGTTGTGAACTCCAACCCGTACTGCTCAATCAGTTTCTTTTCCTCCTCAAGCGCCGAGAGCGTTTCCTCCAGATCCTCACCCTGTTCTCCCAGGATCTTAGCCCTTGTCGTCAAGCCAGCCTCCAGGGAGATGAGCTGCGCCCGCACGTCCTTCTCCGGATCCACCCAGGGCCAGCGCCGTCCCGACCATTTGGGCTGATTGAACTTGTCGTACTTGGACATCGGCAGATTCACACTGTCCGTGAGAATCGCCATCTCCAACCATGCACCGAACACCGGCTCCAACAGACTTTCCGTAAACCAAATCTGCACAGATTTCCAGAGTTCCCGCTCGTCGATTACCCCGGCCCGGATCGATGAGTAATTGACTTTCTCCAAGTTGTTCGCAAACGTGTTGAACGACACACCCAGACCAGATGAAATCCCCCTCAGAGTCCCGTTTACAAACATCTCGTGCTGTTGGGATGGGAAATCATGGCCCCACGTTTTCACATCCCATCCAGCCGGAAGGGTCCGCATCCCGCCTGGCTCGGCATCAATCACAACATTCCCGTCCGCATCGACAGCGTTCCCCTGCATAGTCCCCTGTTCATTTGAATCCACACCAGGAATGAAATACGCCATGTCAGAAGCCGCAACTCTCGCCTTCACAACCGCAGCCTCCTCGTACCCCTGGAGCATCTTCAACCGCCACATCGATTGAACCATCCAGGAGATCCCGCGAGTCTGACCCTCGTACTCCTGGTCATATCCGTGGATCATTTCAGAGGCGGGGATGCGTTCATAGTCTCCACCCTGCGCCATGTATCCGTAGATCTCCGTTTCGGGCTTCGTCTTTTTCACGTAGTAGGCAACGGGCCGGCGGTTTAGGTCCATTTCCACACCCATCTTCACCACATTCCCGCTCTGCAGCCGCGTCGTGTACTGATCGTCAACATTCATCGGATCGACGAACTGGAGGCGGAAGCCATACGGAACATTCTTCATCCTGACCATTCTGACGAAAAACTCGCCATCTCGGGCTGCGTAGCGCATCGCCATGTCGCACAACGCGCGGAAACTCTGCCGGCCGCTGACCGTACAGTTCTTTGGCTTCGACCATTCGTAAAAAGCGTTTTCGAGGATCTGATTTGCCAGCTTGTCCTGTACGAGCTTCCACGCGCCCTGAACCATCCGGTAGTCTGACGCCTGCACCTGGAGCTTGAACCCGTTTGGACCGACGACGTTGGACCGGACAAGAGAGACAAACCTTTTCGCATAATCGTTGTTGTGCGAGAGATACCGTGCCCGGGCGCGAACAGCCTTGATCGATGAGCGCAGATCCGAGTCAATATGGACTTCGGTGCTTGACCAATCGGAGGAAGACCTTCCAGTTGCAGCAGCATCGAACCCACGTCTGCGGATCCGTGGGGGAGCCTCTGACGTTCCAGAGATCCACCCACCCAAAGCCTTCCGTATGCCGCTCAGATTCATCTCCATGAGCCAGTTCCCATCCGAATCATAATCCTGTTCCCACCGTCAAGCCCCTGGGCGATTTTCCCGGCAGCTTCTTCTCGTGCCACTTCGACCTTATAAAAAGCGCGCCACTTGATGAGCTCCGTCGGGGCGAGGTATTGTACCTGCCTGTCACCGATTACGGTGGATTCGAGCTGACCGCGTGTCGCGCGCCCTTCAATGGCCGCTTCAATTGCATCCAGAACAATTCGTGCATGGGTCCGCGCATCAATCGCGGTCGAGCCGGCCGTTACGCTGACCAATACCGATACCGTGCCCTGGTAGATCGTATGGCGCTCAATGGCCGCGCCGGTTCCTTTTTCCACAGCCTCAACGAGTGCGTACGCGCCTGCGGTGGTCAGCCCAAGAGTGCCCGCAGCTGAGAGTGTGACGTCGTAGCTTTGCCCGTCCGAGTTCGTAGTGGCTGAGACTTGAAGGCGACACGTAGCGCTGTTGATCGTAACCTTGAGGGTCCAACCTGCGGAAGCGGGATAGTCGGAATTGGAAACAGAGTAGGTGTATGTATCGCCAGGGCGTATTTCAGAGGGACGGAGCATCAGAAGTTTTTCCCGATACCGTATTCGACTGTAGGAGTCGTGACACCATTCGCGGAGCCGGCGTACGTCACAAAGATCTTCGTTGTGTCACAGTACGGCGAAAGGGTAATCGTGGCGTTAAGAGTCGTGTCACCGATAGAAGCTTTTGCGGTGAGAAGCGTATCACCCGCCTTCACAGGGGCAAGGCCCCCTCGAAATTGTCTCCGGAGAATGGCAATTGTGATTGATACCGAATCACGGGACCGCATCCAGAATGTTGCCCCCGTTTCGTTACCGGACCGGATCCAGGTAAGAGTGTCCACCTGGGAGTTCGCATAGGTGCCAGCGACATAGCTGGTTTTCATAGATGACCCGGTGAGTGTGAGGCTTGCGCCGATGGAAGCAATTGCAAGAACAACGAGGAGAGCAACTGTGATTTTCTTCATGTTCGCTCCTGAAAATAATAAAGCCCGACACCCCTGCAGGGTCGGGCCTAGAAGAAACTCTTGTGCGTGATCAGCGCACAGGGCACAATCTACATCACAGATCGTCTGATGTCAATGTCATAAACATGTCAAGATGTTTAGAATCTCCCAACCCATGACTTTCTATAGCGTAAGAAGCGCGGCTTGACAGCATCCAACGGCTCCTTCGGGTCCAGTTTGATCGATACCGCTTCAACGATGCTCACCTCTGAGGCTGACATGGCGAGCCAGTTCATATATGAGTTCACCGACATGCCGAGGCCCGCCGCTATCTTCTCAGCAGCCCGGGTCGCATCTTCGTCAAGTTCTACGCGCAATCAGACCTCAGAAGTTGGTGACAAAGCCTTTCCGACGTCGCGGGACAAAACCACGGCGAGGGGCCAGAGCTTCCGCGCTTTCAGTGACTTCTTCGACGGGTTTTGCTTCCGCATCCTTCACCATCTTCCCCTCGAGCGCATCCATGTTTGCCCGCAGGAAACGGAAGGCAGCGAGGCAATACACCGTGTTGTCCAGGACTTCATTGCGGATCTGTTTGTCCTTCGGCATCCAAACTTTCTTCGGACGGCCCATCTCCCACTTCACGACTTCCTTCTCGGAGGCAAGCTGCTTGAAATAGTTCTCATCGGCGATCTTGTTGAAGTGGGGAAAGCCCGGGCCGGGAGCCTGGAGTCTCATGCGGTCGTACAGCGTACGCTTCCCTTCGTCGACACCAATCACGATGAACGGCGCGCGTTCCCGAGGGGTACGTTTCATCTTCGATAGAAAATCATGTCGCGGGCCGCCCTGCCCCTTGATCGCATAGTAGCCGTACATCCGGTGATTCCGGACGAACTTGTAGACGTCATGCGACCAATTCCCTGAGTCAACGAACCGGATCGGGACTTTCATCATAACGCCGGATGCGTGTTTATACTGCTTCTGGAATTGCATGTGCACGCGCTCCCAGGTGGACTCGAGATCCGGCGCCCCGGGGATCACCGTGTAGTCGATCAGCCAGGACTCCTCCCCCTTCCCGTATCCCATCACCTGGCATTCCACGCGATCGGCCTGGACGTCCGCGGATCCCACCAGGACAAGCGCCTGCTTCGGAACATCAGTGTAGTCCTCAACGCGGGAGATGAGTTCGGATTCGTCGATCGTGTATGAGTGCTCTTCGACGTAGGTTTCCCCGAGGGTGACGTTGATAAACACGCGGAGCTTCTCATCGTCTTTCCCTTCGCGCGTCTCGAGCCATTCACTGGCGATATTCGAGATAGAGGAAAACGGAGACTGAAACTCCCAGAGATGAAACCCTTGGACCTTCTTGATCTCCGGCTTGAGCGCTCGCCATTCTCCGCTGTGGATTGCCCTCAGCCTATCCGCCTCATACCATTCCCCGCCGCACGCCTCGCAGATGTAACACGAGTTCTCCGGGTTGAGCTTATCGATGCGCAGGTATCCCTTCGAGAGATGGGCGAACTGTGACTTCGGCCCGAAGATCGGAACCTGGAAGACTCCGCAATGAATGCACGGCAGGTAGAAGTGCTGCTGGTTGGAACGCGAGAACTCGTACTCGACATTGGAGAGCCCGGCGATCGTGGGTGTCGACGTCAAGATCATCTTCCGGTTCCAGACGGTGAGCGTCCGCTTCTTTGCGAGCTTGAGCGGATTCCCCTCTCGCTTGCCGGCCGAGGGAGGATAGGCGTCGATCTCATCGCAGAACAGATACCGGATCGTGGTACGCCTGAATCCTTTCGGAGAAACAGCGCCCACGCCCTTGATATATCCACCAGGGAATGACTTGTGGAGAATGGTGTTTTCACCCGTCCTCTGCTTCGCCTCATGCACCTTGTTCGTGAGGCATGGCGTGTCCCTGATCAGCGGAGCGAGATAGTCCTTCGACCACTCCTGCACATCAGACTCCGTTGGTTGTACCATCATTGCGGGTCCCGGATCCTCATCGATACAATACCCCAGAGCATTCTCGATGATCGATGTCTTCCCGACGCGCGCCGATGTAAAAAGCACGACCTCCTCCACACCTGGCGTCGTGAAGGCATTCATCATCCCGCGTTGGTATTCAGCCCTTGACGTGCGCCACCTTCCGTGCTCTGTCGGGTTTTCCTCTGGGCTGATGTACCGCTTTTGGTCGGCCCATTCGCTTAGGCTCAGCTTTCTTGGCGTCTGCCACATGCGGGGCAGATCGCTCTTGAGTCCCGACATCAGCGCGAGCTGCGTCAACGGTGCCACGACCTGCAAGTTCATCAAGACAGTCCCTTATGTTCGTTTCCAGTGCGGCATGAACCTCCTCTGCACTCTTGCATGCGAGGAGCGTTACAGCAACACGCGCGGGTATCGAGAGCAGCTGCGTCTTTGCGGCGCTGATATGTTTGTCCCACATCTCCCGCACCGCGTCAGCTTCAACGAGTTCACCGCGGCGCTCCGCTAATTCCATTTCAGCGAGCTCCGCCTTCGCATTACGGAAACGTCGCTCGGCCTCATCGAGTGAGAGGTTATTGAGCTTCGCCTGGTGCTCTGCTTCCTTCCGTGCAAGCAGCCACGCCGTGCACGCGCGCACGTCAAACTTACCGCGCGAGAGTTTCGGCATCCCCTTTTTCGCCCAATCGAACACCGTCACCAGGCTCACTCCGAGCACCTCCGCCAACCGAGTATTGTTGAGCTCGTACCAGTTCATTCAGCCATTCGAAATAAGGCAACCCAAAAGCCGCAAATATACGCGGAAACGTCGCGCGCCTTTGCGACC